GGCGGAAATGGATTTCGCATACATGGAATGTAACTAACCCCAGACTTAAGGAACCAGCAATGGCAACTGATATCAGTGAAGACATGGAAGTGTCAGAAAACGAAACAATAGCAGAGTCCGCATCAGATAATTTGGGACTCGACGATGTGTCTCCCGAACTACCGGTAGAGGCAGCACAACAAGAGTACCAAGACCCTACTCCAACCCTTGCCCAACAGGTTTCCGAGTTAGGGTTCAGCGACGTAGCCGATGACTCAGATGCTCGCTATAGGTTGCTAGAGCATTACCAGCAGTTGCAAGATGCTAATAATCAATGGTCACAATATAGTGAACAACAGCAACAACAACAGCAGCAGCAGCAACAGCAGTATCAACAGTATCAACAACAACAACAGTATCAACAACAACAACAGTATCAACAACAACAGTATCAGCAACAACAGCAGCAAGAACAACAACAAGAGTATCAGCAACAACCTCAGCAACAGCAGCAGCCAGAAGCCCCAACTGGTCCAGTACAAGATATCACTGGAGTAGCACATTGGTGGAATCCTCCAGGTACTGCCTTAGCAGATACAGAGCAATACAGAGAAAACAGAGTTCACCCAGAAACGGGTGAGATTTACACCGACTGGAAAGAGGGCACACCCACAGAGATAATACAGGGTGCGGAGCAGCACGTCGGATATCTAGAAGATTGGGCGACTAGTATCATTAGGAACCCAGAGAAAGTACTGCCCAATATTATTGAGCAGGAATTTGATAAACTCTTTGCAGACCGCTACAGTACGCTGATGGCTCACCAGCAGCGGGAGGTTCAGGTAACTGAAAAAGAAGCTCTCGTTCAAGACATCACTGATCGAAATTCGGACTGGTTATATCAAACTAGTCCGGTAGACAACCAACCACTTCGTGACAACTCGGGACAATTGGTATTATCACCACAGGGCCAAGCTGTTACAAAGTATATTAACTATTTTCGCGGTATGGGAATTGACGATCCATCCACGTTATGGGACCTAGCTACACGGATGTACTCAGGGGATATTTCTACTAGTCAGCCGCAGCAACCGCCGCAGCAGGCTTATGTTGAGCCCCAAGCTCAGCAACAGCAGGTAGGGCATGTACAACAACAGGTGCAACAGCCGCCAGTCGGAGACACTCTTCGACAAGCGACTCATATACCATCTGCTGGAGGAAGTGTTCCATCTGGGTCAAACCCAAGCCCCTTTAGTCAGAACTCGCATTTACGTGCGGGTGATAAGTTACGTCAACAAGCGTTGACGGACGGTTTGTTTTAGGGTTTTTTTTGAAAGGGTTTTAAAGTGGCATATAAAGGCTTTAACCCAGTCGCATTCTCCCGAACAGCTGCAACAACTCTGGCGAAGCACATCCGTGAAGTTGAAGAGGTAATGCTCCGAAACTATCAGATGGGTGCGCTCCTAGAAGCCGCTGGTCGTGTGAATTACAATAACTCTGGTGAGGGCTTCGACTGGCCTGTACAGTATCGACTACACAATGTAGAAGGTAACACCGGAGAAACGCAGCGAAACTTTACTCGCCGCAATCTGTGGAAAACAGCGAACATGGAATATCGTGGCTACCAAGCTACAGATTCTATGTACTATCGTGAATTCCGTAGTAACAAGGGACCGGAAGGCGTAGTCAAAGTATTTGAAAACTTTGTCGAACGTCTAGAAACGTCTATTACTCAAGTACTTGGAAGCGAGTACTATGTTGATGGTTCTGCCTCTGGCAATGAATCGTCTTGGCATGGTATCGAATCCTTGTTCTCTGTTAATGGTACTTTGAACATCGCCTCTGGTGCTCAACGTACAGCCAATGCAGCTGACCAAGTAGGTTATCCTAATGATACCTATGCCGGAATCAGTACTGCTCTTGGTAACTACGGCGGAGAAAATGAAAGTGGGCTATATTGGCCAAACGGAATTGCTGACCCAGAATTTGATTTCTGGAGTCCTCTGGTTGTAAACTATACGTCTTCCGCCTTTGGTGGTTCGGCTGATACGTTTGCTAAACAGGGCGACGAAGCAATGCGTTATGCTATTATTCACGCCCAACGTAACACTAGCAAAGACGGCCAGATAACGAACATCTTCCTAGATCGTTCGTTATACATGGATCTTCTAAACCTAGTTGATGACAAAGAACGAATCCAAATTTCCAGTGAGCATAGCTTACGGGCACTTGGCTTCAAGAATGTCCTCAACTTTGATGGTATTGAAGTTTCATGGGAAGCTGCTGTGCCTGCTGGTGTTGGTTATGGTGTTAATTACGAATGCATGGAATTGAAGTCCATGGACAGTTCGCTACTACGTAGTGAAGGTCCTGAGTACGACATCCATTCGCAATCGTTTAATGCTGTTGTATCAACGCTGTCTAACTTGAAGTTCAGTTCCCCACGGAACTTCTTCAAACTAGCGGCATTAGCATAGTCTCTTTTACGAAAGGAATAAAAAGATGATTCATGTAGATCCTCCTTTTGACTTAGGGGAAACCCTATCAGGGACTGACGATGACAGTAACCTTACCAATACCCATTGGGAAGGTGCAATTTACTCGTTTCCTGACGTAGACCGATCTGTCGGTCCACGTGGGGCACGAACTCGACGAAGTGGTGCTGCAATCCGTGCAGTGTGTGTCCGCAATACTAGCGGTGGCGCACTTACGGTAGCAAAAAAAGCATTGAAATTTGACCTCGTTCCTGGTGCAACCACCGGACGAAAGCTACTTGGTAGCGTTAGTGGTCAATGCAGTGCTGTTAACCAATTCGGCGGTGTCGGTGATAACGAGTTGACTACTACTGTTGCCGACGACGATTTGTTTTGGCTGATAGTTGGTGGTCCCGCTGAAGTGCTGTTTAAAGACGGTGCAAACATTACCATGGGTGACTTGTTAATGACAAGTGCAACCGCTGGTTCTGTTGAAGAAGCCGCAGCTGGTTCAGCCACTATTGGCATGGTCGCTGCTGTTAACATCCTCGGACGTGCTTTAGTTGCCGATTCTTCGACAAGTAGTGCGACGTTGTTAATTCAGGTTGCAGTAAACATTTAGTTTACTAATCTAGCAGCCAACCGAGTACTTCTCAGTTTTCTGAGTCGTATAAGGGTCTTGGGTGTTCCTCTAGGTCTTCGGGCCTAGGGGAACTTTTTTTCAGAAAGGATGGATTCGTGCCTGAAGAACAGATCAGAGAATGTGACCAGTGCTTTCGGGAGATGCCCCTAACGCCAACGAACTACCATCGTGATGCTACTAAGCCAGATGGTTTCAAGTCTACCTGCAAAGACTGTAGAAACAAAGCAAGCAGGGACAAAGACAATAAGGTTATTGATAGCCGCATCAAGAAACTTGATGAAGAAGGTGCTAACCTAATAAGCAATCTATTACAGGGTGGAAGTAAGATTCCACATATGGCAGAGACTTACCAGCGTCTGTTGGAAGTATTCGGCGGCTCTATGGGATTTGCTCAGCACTACATGGCTAACTACCTGTCCACTACACCTGGCAGTGCAGGGCGGACACGTATACTAGGTGATATGCTCAAACTGAATGTTGAGGTATCCAAGTCTGGTGCAGCCAAGAAGAGTCTAGAAGAGATTACCGATGAGGAACTAGACCTAGAAATTGCACGAACAGCTAGAACTATATTACTAATTGACCCTAGGGAGGAAGATGTCGGAGCTTCCAACTGAACCAAAGTCAGTGCCATCCGTATACAACGATCAGGCAACTGACCATGAAATCAAGGAGATGCGTGAGCTTGTAGCCGAAAGGTCCAAGCGTCGCTCAGAGGCTCTTCGTCTATACGAACCCCTGCCATTTCAGGAGAGGTTCCACCAGTCAAACTCGAAGGAAGTCCTTATACAGGCTGGAAACCAAGTAGGTAAATCACTCGTTGCATTTGCAGAAGATGCCCGAGCGGTCACTGGCCAAGACCCATACAATAAGTACCCCAAGGAAAATGGCGTACTAGTTTGCTTAGGTATGGATGAAGGTCACATTGGACGAACAATACATAAGTACCTGTTCCGTCCCGGTGCCTTTAAGATCATCAAAGATGTAAAAACAGGACATTGGCGTTCATGGAAGCCTTGGGACAAAGATGACTGGGCTAGAAAAGAACAGACTAAGCCAGCACCCCCTTTAATCCCAGAGCGGTTCATCAAGAAGTTTGCTTGGAAAAAGCGTGCTCAGCATGTGTTTGAGATTTGCGAACTTATCAATGGCTGGATAATATATGCGATGGGTTCTAAAGGTGATCCTGCACAGGGATTCCAAGCAGACCTAGTCCACATTGATGAAGATCTTGAAAAGCCAGAATGGTATGACGAGATGATAGCTAGGCTCTCAATGAGAGATGGCAAGCTACGATGGTCCGCCCTGCCCCACGCAAAGAACGACGCACTGATTAATCTAACTGAGCGTGCTGAAGATGAAAAAAGCATGGCTAATCCCTCGACTATGGTCATAAGGGCTACGATATTTGACAACCCGTTCATGCCGGAGCAGGTTAAGCAAGAGAATATAAAGAGGTGGAAAGCTAAGGGAGATGATGAGTATCGCAAGCGTGCGTTAGGTGAGATGGTCACGGACAGCGTATTGATGTATCCTACGTTCTCCAAAGATTTACATGGGTCCATTAGATTCGAAGAGCCACGAAATGCAGTGCAGAGGATACTTGCGGAGAATGATGGAAATCCTCCTCCAAATTGGGCAAGATACATGGTTGTTGATCCAGGTCATAGTGTCTGTGCTGTTACATTTTGGGCAGTAACTCCACCTGGTTTGGGCGAACATGTAATCGCATATGACGAGCTATATCTGCAACAGTGTACGGCAGAGAAGTTTGGTGCAGCAGTAGCACATAAGGTTGGCGGGGATACATTCCAGTCATTCATCATTGATGCTCATGGTGGTAGAATTAGGGAAATTGGAAGTGGTGTCCTTCCTAGGCGACAGTATAGTTTACAGCTTGAAAAGCATGGTGTTAAAAGCGTAGAGACAGGATCTAATTTCCGCTCCGGTAGCGATGACATTGCTGGAAGAGAGATGAAGTTACGAGACTGGCTTAGTGTGAGACAAGATGGAACAACGAAGATGATGGTAACTCTGCAAAGGTGTCCTAACCTAATCAGGGAATTCTTCAGGTTCAAGAAGAAGATTGTCAACGGATTTGTTACAGACGATGGGAATCGCAGGGGCAATTGTCATGCAATTGAAACTTGTGAATACGCAGCAGCTCATGGATTACATTACGTAAAACCTGAGAATGGGATTAAAAAATTATCAGTTGCTGGTAGAATAATAAAAGACAGAAATGCTCGGTCA